CTTTAATTTCTTTTCGAGGCTGATCTTTAGCGCTTGCCAAAAGCTCACGGGCCTCGATCCAAATCCTAGCGCACGTTTCAGCAAAAAAAAACCGATCGGATAGATCAGCGATACCGGCATCTCGTCAAGTTCTTTGGCTATTTCTACCGCCCGTTTCACGTGAAACAGACTATTATCAATCTTAGGTTGTAGGTAAATTGCGGTTGCGATGGATATATTCTCTTCCAATATTTTCGACTTCTCGATATAGTCCCGCCTTAAATGGATGTTTTGCCCTATGCTTAGGTCGCGCGGGTCTTCTGGTATCGAGTATGTTTTGTCTCCGATCTTTAAAGCTTTTGGTAGTGTCTCACTGAATTTAAACGGCTCCGTTACTACCCATCCGAGGATATTGGTAAGTGTTACCTGATTCTCTAAAGTGTTCTCCATGCCAGCGAAATTGCCGTCAGTAAGGATTTTAAGCAGGATGAAATAGTCCTTATCGGCTATGTCCTTTTCTGGTTCCCATTCCTTTAGTATTCTGACGTATTGCCGAACCTTAACCTCCTGCCAAGTGGAGGGGATTTTATACGGCCTGCCGTTTAGTGTTACGTTGGTCATTAGAATAATCTATAGCCCAACAGGAATAAATAAACCACACCCTTAGCAATTATGCCCGTAATGACAACAGCTAAAGCAAGTGATAAAGTAGATAGTAAAAGGTAGGTAGCGTTTAAAAGGATGTTTTTAAAAGTCATGCCTGTTTTTGTAAGTAGGACACCGAAAGACCCAATTTTCATAATCTTCCTCATTGGCTTTCATGAAGCCATAGAAAGAATTAATGTAATTATAGCCATATCCAGCGTTATGTCCAACTTTTTTGGCAAGTTCATTCCAATATTGTACAACTGATGGGTAGTAATCCTCTGTTAATTTGCTCTGTTGAGGAGCGTTATTCTTTACAAAACCTATGTTGGTGAGCTTGTCCGTGCCTATTGGTAGCCATTTGGAATAGATTCCGGGCCTTACCATATCAACCCATCCATTGTATTTATAGGTCTTCCCGTTGTGGGTGTACTCAGCACCATCACGAAGCTTTAGCCAACGATCTTCTATAGTGCCGGATGTTTCTAAACCGGCATTGAAATCAGTCCACAGATCAACGCCTAACAATGTAACGCACTCATCCACGAGCGTACCCATTGCTAGACGTTCTTCTATATCCTCAATAAACCCTATAAAGTCCCGCGCCTCTTCTTGGTTTGGAACTTTATAAGGTCTATCAGTGAAATCTGTAGAATCAATAATCATTAAGAACCAGAATCCAAAGCTGCAATAGCATCTGAGAAGTCACCTGATACGAATGCGCCAGCGTGGTTAGTTTTCACATACACCGCAAGTCTGATCTCACCAAGAATTGTTACCAAGTTCTTAGTAAAGTCGTTTCCATCCAATCCGATGTCAATCGTGAAGCCTTCACGCATCTTGATGTTAAGTTTAGAGAAGTCACCAACTGTAAACTTATCGATTGTTTGACCAGTGTTTTCAAGGATTCTTACACCTGAGATAGACAAACCATCCGCTGATTTGAATGGAGGCAATGTGTAGTGTCCGTCTGTTCCTTTTTCCAAATCCATGCTTGCTACATCGTCAGGATGCATTAAGATGTAATTAGGACGGAAATGAGCCGCTACAACCTGAGCAACCGCGGTGCGCAATACATCTGACTTGTTAGGGTCTGATACTGTGCCGGCAAAAGAACCTGCTGCATAGGCAGTGTCTTGGTTCAACAAACCATTCAAGGTAGGAGTAGTTCCATCACCTGAAAGGATATCGGTATCCGCTTGCAAAAGAACCATTTCAGAAAGTTCTGTATCGATCTCATTTCTAAGACTCGCAACATCAGAAAGAGCTTCTTTTGAAACCTTGATGTAAGCGGTGATCTTTTCAACGCGAGCTGATTTTTCAACCCAATCAAAATCAATTTGATTCTTGCTTGAACCTTCCGCTGTTTCATCTGCCGCTCCTTCTCTGTTCGCTTGTTCTGCCCATTGTACAAACTTTCCAGTTGTGCCGGATACGTTCGCAATTTGAAGCAACCAAGGCTGACGATTTACGATACGGGTTAAACCTGATTCGTTATCCGATAGAGTGAAAGGAATCGCGTTAACCACTGACGGGGTTACGTTACCGGTCGTCATTGTTCCGACAATCTTGTTCACATCCAGTTCCAAAGTTCTGTGTTCACCCTTTCTCAAAGGAGTATCCAGCAATTTCTTTTCTTGAAGGGCTTCTACTACGATTTGACCCAATGATTTTTGCACACCGAAAGCACGTTGATGGTCTTTAGCCTTGCTAACGTCTTCCTGCATTTCTTCCATTTGGGTCTGGAATTTCGCGATAGCTTCGTTGATAGACTTTACAGTCTCGCCAATCTTAGCGTCATCCATTGTTTTGAAACCTTTTTCAAGCGTTTCGATCTGAGCCTTAACAGCGTCAAACTCAGTCTTATCTAATTTGTCTCCAAGCTTGTTTTGGAATCCGTCAACCTTTTTGGATACCTTAGTGATAGCCTCAAGTGTTTCATCCTCATCCTGCGCACCAACTGCCAGTTTGAAAGGGTTGAATTTCAATGATGGGAACGCCAGAACGATACCAGCTAGCACCATTGCGCCTACTTTATCATATCCAGAAAACAGCACCAATGCGAGTGCTGCAAAGAAAAATCTCAATGTTAGTTTCATGTTTTAGTTTATTTGTTTTGAAAGTTTATTTAAAGCGTCTAACAATTGTTTACGAGTGTCCTTAGACGGCTCATTACCAGTGGAACTACCCGGCTGGCCTTTTGTTTCCTGAATTGAATAGGTAGGGGTTACGAAGTTCGAACCTTTCACCACCGCGCTGCCTTCAATATTTTTTGCCTCAGTAACCGCCCAGAATACACCGGAAGCGTCTACATCTGCTTTATTTGCTATTTGTGGGTAATACTTATCCCATACCGCTTTTTCCTTTTCGTACCGGTCATCGTCAACCGCCATTTCAACCTTCACGTAACGCATCCCTACTGAGTGGTTTTTAACCTTACCCTTGCGATAGCGCTCAAACATATCAGGACTATCTGCCTTATCGATAATAACATCGTAAACCAAAGCCTGAGTAGTTCCTTCGAACCCTCCAAAGCCTAGTTCTTTCCAGGTCATTTGCTTAGTGAACGCCTTTACATTATCTGAAATAATACCCTCAAAACTAAAATTGTGCTGGTTTACCAGGTAATTATCTTTGTTCTCTTTCAATGATTTGTTCCACAATTGATCGATATGAACATCGCCATGCGAGTCATAAAGCTTGGTTGTGTTGATGATCGAGCGAACCTTTATCCGTGTTGCGGTATCCGGTATAGCCTCAGCCTTAATGACAGAATCCCCTTTCTCAGTGATGAGCGGGGCGTTGAAACTAATAGCGTCAGCGTGTTTAATGGTGCTTTTCTTTTGCTCCGTTAACAAGCTTTTATTAGCGATCATCCAATCGATGCGCTCTTCTTTAGTCTCAAATGTGGGTATAACTATCATTTCGTTACAATCTTACCAGACTTAACTAGTTTCTCCTTCGATTTCTTCATCTGTTCCAGTTCCGCCTTCGTCAACTTGGGTTTCTGCTGCTGGCTCATTAGGTTTTTCTATTATTTTAAACTCCGTTCCTAAAAATTCATTGGCCTGTTTAATGTCCACACCCATCTGTAGGAGCGAATTTAATACCTCTATAGTTACTTTTTTGGTTTCGGCCTTTTCCTTTGCGAACACTTGCACAAAAGGAAGATGATCCCAACTGATTACAATGTTCTTTCCTTGCGCCCTGTAGCCGAAAAACACCTCGAAAGAATCCATGAACTGATTGCCTTTTGGTGATAGGCAGTAGTCAACATGGGCCGCGCGGGCTTTCTCCTGGTTTTCGTATGTCGAGGAAGCGTAAGCCTCCAAAACATCGCGAGGTATGCCGTACATATTACCTATCAGAAAATATTGATGTAGGTATTCTTGAGGTAGTTGTAGGTTAGCGAGGTTATCAACAAAGCGTTGAATATTGATCTTAGCGTTTACAGGAAAGACGTTTCTTTCACCGTCCATCTTATTGATGATGTCGCCCTTTTCCTCTTCCGTCATCCCCTGCTTTGTTATTGTCCCGGCCTGACGGTCACCTCCTACCATGAACTTAGAGGTGTAACGGACGTTTATGTTCTCACTGTCGAGGATATGCTCAGAGTTTGAAATGATCTTGTATAGGGCATCTAAACGCGATGGGCCTTTGAAGAAATTACCAGTTGTGTTTGTCAGGTCGTGGGATATTACCAACCGATCAAAAGGAAACTCGAAAGTCTTGCCATCATCGTATTTGTAGGTAATAATGGCCTTTTTGATTGATTTTATCTCGTCATCTGAAAATACCAACTTATCCCGCTTTTCTCTTAATTCCTGCGGCCATTGTATTTTTGACGGATCAAGGAAATACATCTTATTCCCTTTCTTCTCAGGGACTTTACTATCCACATAAGCGTAAGATGTTCCCATCATATTCCAAAACATGAAGTCCCATAAAAACTGAGTTTCTGTTAAGGTGAACGGGTTAGGATCTTTTATCAGGGTAAGGAAAGGATCATCCTCGATTTCTTTATCGTCTTTCTTCACGCATACATAGCCCATCGAAAACAAATCGCACTGTAATGAAAAGACTTTTAGTACTGCCGGATTAGACAATACCATGTTTAACTTTTGCCGGTCGGCTGCGAAGTTGTTAAACTGTGTGGACGCGCTTACTACATTCCATCCAAAATTGTAAGCACCCTTACGCCTTTGAAATAAAGATATAATGTTCCCGAATGAGTCGAAGAAATTCACAATAGCATAAAATTAGGTTAAATATCACTTTATTCTTTTAATGATAGTGTGCAAAGGTTCGCAAAGCTACCTCTTTATTACTCCCATCATGGTGAGGTAT